CAGATGAAGACTCACAGCGTATTTATAGCAAATACAATGAGGGCATCTTAACTGACGTTTCAATAGGGTACGAGATAAGAGATTATGTCGTCAAGGAGCGTGAAGACGCAAATGATATTGTCACAATTACATCTTATGAGGTTTTTGAACTTTCAGCGGTAGGAATTGGTTTTGACAAAAAAGCAAAAAAAAGAGAGGAAGACTCAATGAATGAAGAACTATTAGCACGTTTGGCAGAACTTGAAAAAATGTCAAAACGTACAGCAGAAGAAAAAGCTGAACTTGCAAAATTACAAGCAAAAGTTCGTGAACTAGAATTAGGTGTTAAATCAAACAACCCTGAAGATACTGAAAAACGTATGGCTGAGTTAGAAGCTCAAAATGCAGAGTTCAAACGTCAAGCTGAAATATCAGCAGTAGCTAATGCTCGTGGTGTAAGCCCAGAATTAACAAAAACATTTTTAGAAGATAATACACGCACTGTTGCAGACTTTAATGTAGCTATTTTAGACGAACTTGAGAAACGCTCTAAAACTAATGATACACAGGTATTTGGTTCAGTTAAACCTATGGGTGAAAATGCTCGTAAAGAGGTTGAAGATGCTCTAGTAATGCGTTTTGGTGGTGAAGTAAAAGAACCAACAAATCTTACAATGCAACTACAACGTGCAAGTTTAACAGATATGATGAGCCTAATTGCAGGTCAGCGTACTTTTGATAAATTCGATATAGCTGAACGTGCTATGTTATCTGGTGAGTTTCCTCTATTACTAGCAGGTGCAGGTAATCGTACATTAGAACAAGAGTTTGACAAACAATCTCTTAACTATAAAACTTGGGTAAAAGAAGTTGAATTACCAGACTTCCGTAAAGCAACTGACCTAACTCGTGCAAACTCTGGTACACGTCTTGATAGAGCAGGGGAAAACGGTGAGCTTAAAGAGCGTAAATTCAGTGAAGCAGGTGAAGAGTGGAAACTTAAAACTTATGGTAACAAGTTAGCTCTTACTCGTGAAATGGTAGTAAATGATGACTTAGGTGCTTTCAAAGATTTAGTTTCAGATTTAGCAGAAGCTTCAGCTCTAACTGCAAACGGTTTAGCTTACGATATGTTACGTGGCGTTGACGGTTATAAGATGGCTGACGGTAAAGGTTTATATGTTGCTTCTCGTAACAATAAAACTAATGTTGCTTTCTCTAAAGAGGCACTAAAAGAAGCTCTACTTATCATGTCAAGACATGTTGGTATAAATGGTAAAACAAAACTTAACATTAAACCACAGTATTTACATGTAAGTATGTCAGATTATTTTACAGCTCTTGAGATTTTAAATGCAACAGCTTCACTTGAGGATAACAAAAATGCAGGTAATATTAATGTTCTTAGAAATATTGTTACTCCTATTGTTGATAGTGAAATTGAAGATGGCGAATGGTTCTTAACCGCAGAACGCAGAACTATTAAAATGGGTTATCTTGCAGGTCAAGGACGCAGACCAATTATCAAAATGAATGATACATCAATCATGCGTACTGAGTTTGAGGGTGTATTTGATATTGGTATTATGGCTGAAGACTATAGAGGTCTTTTCGCAGGAAAAATGGCTTAAACGCCATTAAATAAAAGGAGTCCTAGATGGCACAGAAATTTTCTAATGGTGAAGTAATTACAGTTGTTGCTGTTGCAACAGCTATAGCAGTAGGTGAAGTAATTGTATTTGAAGATACAATCGGTGTATCTCAAATGAACGCTGAGGTTGGTGAACTTTGTACTATTGATACAGTGGGTGTTTTCAAATTTCCATGTGAAGACTCAACAGATTTTTCAGTAGGTCAACGTGTTACATTTGATACAGGTAACGGTGTTATTACAGATGATGCTGTAGATGGAACACATGTTAATGCAGGTATTGTTTGGGAAGATTATTCACAAGCTACAGGTGATGGTTTCATTTTCGTCAAAATCAATGGATAAACAAGATGTTACCTACGTTTGACGATTTAATGAAAGCTGATATCACTGAGGTCTTCTTACAAGACCTTACTCAATCGGTTCGTTATACAGATAACGCAGGTATATCTAAAGAGTTTAGAGTCCAATTCTTCAGAAATGAGGGCGATGGGCTTGATACTGTTTATAATCGAGTTTGGTGCGATGTAAAAGACGTTCCAAATCTCTCCACAAAAGACACATTTACAATAAATGACATTAAATATGGTGTACTTAGTTTCGAGTACGATGAACATAAACTTAGTGTTAATATCTATATAAATGAGATAGTATGACATCATGTGATTATTATACAGAGAAACAATATCAGGACAAATTGTTAGAGATTTGTAAACGTCATATTGCATCACCAAATGTTTTAGTTGCTAAACGAAAGATGTTAGGTGGTGTTGCATATGAAGTCACTTTTGTATGTGTCATTGACAGAAACAATGAAGTGTTAATCAGCGATTTAATTTATGAGGGTTTGACCTACGAATTCATAGTAGTTGGTAGTGAAATAAACCTACAAGATGAAGTGGCTGTTGATTATATTTATGTAACTGCTGAAGTTACTGCACTTAAAAATAAGGAGTCTTAAATGGCTAGTAAATCAGAATTTTATAATACAGGTGGTGGTGAACTATTCTTCACACCTATCGTAAATGGCGTAAAAGGTACTGAAGAAGCTTTCGGTCAGACCTCAAATGTTAGTTATTCGACTGAAGTTGAAGAACTTAAAAATGATAATACAGAGGGTTGTATAGTATATGAAGATATCAGTATTATCAAAAAAATTACAGGTAAACTGACTCTTGAGACTCTTGAAATTTCACCTGCAATGCTAACACGTGCATTTCTTGGTACAGATGCTACAGTTGAAGTATCAAAAGGTGTAGGTCTTGATTATGATGTCACTGTTGATAATTTAGGTACAGCCTATCCAATAGGTGTTAAATATGTATCTGATGTTATCGTAAAAGATGACACTGATACTACAACTTATGTTGAAAATGTAGATTATTTACTCGATGCTGATAAAGGTACTATTACAGCACTTGATACAGGTTCAATTACAGCGGGAGATATTCTACATGTTACGGCTGATAATGCAAAATATGACGAAATCAGAATTGAAGCATTTACCAAAACAAAAATTGAGGGTACATTACGCTTTGTTTCATGTTCAGCTAATGGTGTTAGTTATACTTATACATTCCATCGTGTTTCGATAAGTGCATCAGGTGACTTTTCACTTAAAAATGCGACTGAGTTTGCTAAACTTACTTTCAACGGTGATATCTTGGCAGATGAAACTCAAACAGGAACAGGTGTATCTAAATTATTTAATATTACAGGTTCACGTAAAGCATCTTAGTTTTTTTACAACTCCCTTATGGGGGTTGACTAAAGAACTAAGGATTATCATATGCAACCTGTAACAAAAGAAATTGAAACATCAAGGGGTTTGGTTAAAGTTTATGACCTCACAATCGGATATATGTCAGATATTCAGAGAGGTATCGTAGATGATACAGAGCTTAATGCTGTACTTAATGGTACTGACTTAACTGAAGAAACTATACGTGATTACAGGGCGAGTGACATAGCAATATTATCAGATGCTATAATGAGACTCACTTACCCAGAGGCTTATGATGAAGACGGTAACGGTGATATTAAAACATGACCAGAGAATACTGAAACTGATGATAAAAAAAAAGCCTAGATTATCATATAGCAACGCTCATTCGTAATAATCATCTCAACGTACTCACATATCGTGCAAATTTTTTTAGAACATGCTTACAAGAGTTGGGTGATTATCTTGAGTCTTATATTAAGAACACTTCACTTGCACATCGTATTTCAAAACTCCCACCAGAAGAATATGATAAAATGTTTTCCAATAAAAAAGATACAGATGAGATTGTAGTTGACCATGAAGCACAAATTCAGAAAATGATGAGGAGTTAAGATGCCATCTAAAGAACAAGAGTTAATAATTGAGATAAAGGGTAAAACCAATCAAGCTGTTAAAGAGATAAATAAGCTTACAAAAGAGATAAACAAGCTCAAAAAAACTAATGTAAGTAAAACTTTTGATAATAAAGCTATTGATAGAACCACAAGTAGTTTTGCAAGACTGACAAAACATGTCGCCAAATTAGCAACGATATACGCTACAGCCAATTTAGGTGTTGATGTAGTAAAAACCATGAATACTCTTGAACAAAGCCTTATAGGTGTATCTAAGACCACAGGATTAACGGGGATTGAACTTCAAAAGTTGAGTGGTGAGTTAGATGACCTATCAATCAGTTTGAAAGGTATCACAATAAATGAGTTACAAGAGATAGCTCGTGGTGCAGGTCAGTTGGGTATCGCAACAAAAGATATCGTCTCATTTACTGAACAAGTTGCCAAAATCGCAGTTGCAGTTGATATGACAGCCGATGAAACAGCTACGTCATTTG